GCGAGGGCGCGCGCGGGTCCCTTGACGGCGATTGCCTCGGTCTGTGCCCTGAGTGCTTCCTGCTTGGCCGCGACGATCGCCGCGGTCTTGATCTGCGGCTCGTCGCCGTATTTGATCTGCGCTTCCTGGACCCTAAAATTGATCAGGTCGGATGCGTTGTGTGCCACCGATTCCGCATTGTCGGCATTGGCGGCGATGCCGTCGAGTGCCAGCTTGGCTCCGGAGCCGTTGACGCCCCCAGCCCAGACCTTCCACTGCGCGTCGGCATGTGCCCCGATATCACGCTCGGCGAGCGCGTACATGCGACGTGTCTGTTCGTCGTATAGGAGTTGGTCTTTCGGCGATGTCAGGTTCTTTCTTCCAGCCATGCGCTGGTCTTCAAGTGCCTTGAGCGTAGCGTCTCGATTGTCGGCCGCCGCCCGGCCTTCCATCCCCATAAAGCCGCGGTCAGGTTGTGGCTTGCCGTCCGGGCCCATGACCGGCTGGCCCTGTGCGTCAAGTTGCGGCTTGCTGGGGTCGCCATAGAGGGTTTTGTTGTTGCCTTCGACCCACTTATTGACCTGGTCGTCGGTGTTCACCTTCCCCTGAAAATCAACGATGTTGAACAGGTTATCACTGGTTTTAGTTAGGTCTTGACCAGCCTTTTCTTCACCCTGCGCAATCAATCCGCCGAACGAGTCCGGCGTTGCGTGGATGTTTTGATAATCGGACGGAGGCGTTGCGGCCGGCTCGACCTGTTGAACGCCGGCGCTATCTGGAACCTGTGCCACGCCGGCTCCTTAAGCTGTTGGGTTGCTCGTTGACCACTTGAAGCCGAGCGATGATGCGTTGCTCAGCAGCGATCCGCCCGCGCCGATGTCTGCGCCTTCCGGAGCCTGCTGGGCTGTCAGCGTGTCTAGTCCGGCCTGTGCCGTGAAGCCGGTGGACTGTGATCTGTAGCCGTAGGCCTGCAGCTCCGAATTATTGAGCACCGTCTCGCTATCGAGTTGCCCGTTTTCTCTGTTGCCGACCTGGACATCTTCGGCGCTACCGCTGTTTACGTCGATGCCGCTCGCGGCCTGCGCGCCTTTGATGCGACCGATATTGGCCGCGTTCTTCATGCTGGTGTCGGCCGCCTTGCGCTGGCCCGCGGCGATTGAATAGTCGGCGTTCTGGTTGGCGATCGTCGCATTATTGCGTGCGACTTCGGCAGAATAATTCGCCGCATTGGCGGTCGCTTGCCCAGCCTCGACCGCTCCCACTGCGGATACGCCGGCGCCAAAGATGCCGGCAGCCAAGGCCAGTGGTGCGGCGAATGCCATTCAGGCGGCCTCCTGCTGTCGGTAACACATGGCAATCGAATAGCCGTTCCCGATCGGAATCCGCGCTTCCTCGTTGACGTCAAATCTGCGGCTGAGTTCAATGCGCCCGAAATGCGATGACGCAGGTGCCTGCATCTCGTCGTCGGCTGGCACAAACCCGAGGAAGATTGCGAAGCGCTTGGCGGCTGTATCGCCATCGAGGATCGTCGTGTAAATGCGCCGCTTGACCGTCATGATCGCAGCCATCTGTCGACGCGATTCCTTGACCATCTCAATCGGGTACTTTGTTGCCGCGCTCGAAAACGCGAGCCAGATATATCCGATCGACGATAGCCTGCTGCCGGTGACGCCGCCGATGGCAGCCAGTTTTCCGTCAATCAGCCATGCCCGGCGGAATGTCGAGTCGTCAAAACGTCCGCGCAATTCGCGGTGCGAGTCGATGCCGATCATTGCCACGGCCTTCTGGTGTTCGAGCCGTAGCATTCTGGTCATGGCCCCACAATGCCATGGTTTTGCTTCGACGATTTCAAATCGCGGGGTCATTGCTGACCCTGTCTAGCACTTTTTTGCTGCTGTGGCGCTTTGAGTTGCGGATTATCTCCCGGCATTTCTTCCGAGACGAGGCTCAATATCTGCATCGGGAGCGGATAGTCCTGCTGGATGCAGACCTGACCCGGCGTGGCAAATCCACCGCCGACCGGGATCCTGATGTCTCCCGTGCGGAGCGGCGTAGCCAGTGCATTGTACGGCTTGAGCGGGAAGTTCGGACCGTCGTCCGGTACTGCGGTTAGGTTTCTCCACGCTACATCAACCTCCGCTGGGCTCTGTGTCGATCCGTCCGGTTGGTTACTCCCCATCTGTAGACCACGCGAGTTCTCGATCCGCGCGGTGACCGCGGCCACCTTCTTGCGCGCCCCCTGCACCGTCGGTTCTCCGCTGTCGAGATAAAGGCTCTGGAGTTGCGCTCGGAACCCGAGCCCGATGATCACGGCGCTGGCTGCGGTGGGGAGGTTGATCGTTCCATTTGCAGCGACCACCGTCGGCGGCACGACATTGCCGTCCGCCAGGCCCGTCACGGTCGCGCCCGCGAGGTGATTAAGCCCGGTAATCGTCGCAACCGGTGCTGTCATTGTCCATGATCCGGATGGTTGCGGCCGTGGGATCCCGCCTGAGTTCGGGATCTTCTGGGTGATCGGCGTAAGAATGTTTGCCGTGACGTGCTGGTTATCGGTGAATGCAGTGATGACGGCGATGCCGCCGCCGGCACGGATGACCGATCCAATATTTCCGACCGCGAAGACAGCCGCGTCGGCGCTAAAAGTCGCACTGTTGTCGAGCGTGACCGTTGCTGACGCCACGGATCCGGTATTGGCCGGATCGTTGAATACAAGCATGGGGTTGAGATATCCGGTGCCGGCCGGTGCAAACACGATATTGGTTATGACGCCGCCGACGATCGTGAGCACTGGAACCGCGCCGGCTCCCGGCCCTCCCGGCGATCCTGGCTGCATAGGCGCGTCGACGACCGTCGCCGTGGTGCCTGCCGACCAATTGGCGCCGCCGACCAGGCCGGTGACGCCGGAGCACGCGCCGAGTCCGGATGCTGTGTTTGCCGTCAGGTTTGCCGCCGGTGCTGGCTGCGGCAGCGATAGGGCGCAATCAACGCACCAGCAATCCTCGATCTGTCCCCAGATCCGGTTGTCCATGCGCTCGATCATGTAGGCGGTGTTGGTGCCGGGGAACCTCTGGGTGGCGACATAAAGCGCGTCGACCGGGGGCTCTGTCACCGAGCAGACGCTTTCGAAAAACCCATTAGTATCGGCGCGGCCCCAGCCTGCCACTTCTTGCGGTTTGAGGTATGTGAGCGAGAGCAGCGTGCCGTCGTCGCGCACCGTCCAGAGAACTTTGTATGGCTCCTCGCACCATGCCCATTCCTTGATGGTAAAACCGATGAACAGGTGCGATGAGTTCAGTGTGATGTCCGTGCCGGTATAGATATTGGTGTAAAATTGATAGGCCAAATCTCGCACGATCGAGCCCTTGGCTTGCACATAGAGAATGTCGTAGTCGATCTTGATCGGAGGGATCGTGGCCGAGCATCCGTTATAGGCTTGCGGTTGCGCCTGTTGGGTCGCTGGTTCGAGCGGTTGCGGATTGAGCGAGCTCCCGCCCGTTCCAGTCAACTGCCAAGCCGAGAGGCCGGTTAGCACAACCAGCCCGCCCGGCATCGGGATCATGAACTGTATACCGTTGACTTGGACCGACCATGGTGCGCCGATGATGGCGTCGCTGCCGATTGTCGGAATGCGTTTGTCGAAGTTTTTGAACGCTCCCGGCTGCGAAAAAAAGTAAGTATCCGGCTGGTTGAGCGTGTTCGCGTATCCGCGACGCTCTTGGTAATATGCGACAGCGCCTGGAAATGTGCCGCTCGCCGGTCCGAGTGTGAGTGACGCCGTAGCTAGCGTTCCGTCGCCCGTGATGGTCACCGTGTCGCTCGGCAGATAATTCGAACCGCCAGCTTGGACGAGATAATCCACAACCTTCCCGCCGACGATGATTGGGGTCACCGCCGCACCGGATCCGGTCAGTGAATTGATGACCACAGCGGCATACGTATAGGTGGAACCGCCAGCGGTTGGCGACACGTTGATGATTGGCTCTTGCGCGAACGGATCGTTGTGCGTCGGCGGCACTTGGCTGAAATCAGCCACGATGTTGCTGTCGAGCATCTGATTGCCGTAGGCTTTGGCGGCAAATCCAAACAGTGAGCCTGCTGGCGGTGGCGTGGCGTCGCCGGGGGTTGCCTTGTAGACATTGAATTCGCTAACGCCCGGTACTGCGTTCCACGTTACGGTGATCGTGCCGGCGGTCGCCGCGATATTGACAGCGGCATTAACGGAAGCGATCGGCGATGCGACGCTCTCGGTCCCGTCATTCGGATCGACCGACGTAACGACATAGGCATAATCGATTGCACCGGATGTGCTCGCCGTGCCGGAGGCGGCTGCTGGCGGTACCGCACTGGTCGTTGCGATGACGGTCGAGAACGTCCAATTGTCGTCTGCGAGGCGCTTGAGATCCTGCGGAGGGTATTCGATCCTGGTCTGCTGGTTGACGCAGCAGATCGACATGTCGTCGGCAGATTCGGTGAATTTTATATATGGCAGGTCGGCCTCTGCATAGGGTGTTGCCAGCGTGTAGATGCGCGATGCGCTACCGCCAGCTGTCCATGCGCCGAATGCTGTGGAATCGATCGCGTTGCCGTAGACGTCATTGATCTGAAATGTCGCCGGGCCCAGCGCGGTGATCACATAGGTCTGCCCGTTGACCTGCGTCATTCCTCCAACGCTAGCGATCTGGACCCAGTCGCCGTTGACGAGCGCGCCCGGTGTCGCCCACACGACGCTGTAAGTAGCACCGGCCCCGGCGCCGCTCGTACTGCCTTGGTTGGCTGGATTGGCTGGGACCGCCGAATATCCTCCGACGATCGAGAACGTCATCGTATGCGGGCCGAATATCCCTGTCTGGAATGTAGCACCGGCCCCGATCCCAGTGGTTGAGGCTTGCGTAAACGTGCCTGGGCCATTGCTGGTGAAGGATCCGGAGCTCGATATCACGAACGTGGTGATTGCCCCGCCAGCGCCGATCCCCGTAACGGTCAGCACTGGCGGTGGAACCGATATTCCTCCAGCCAGCGTGATCCTGTCGTTGACCACATATCCAAGGCCGCCAGTGAGGAGTGCCAAACTCACTAGCGATGTGGTGATGACCTGGATCTGGGCGGCCAAAACCGAAACACCTCCGGCCAGCGTAATAAAATCTCCGCGCACATAGGACGAGACGACTGCGCCGTTGTTCGATGTAACCGAGACGCCGGTGCTCAGTGCCTGGAACGACACGACAGCCGGGTTTGCTTTGGTGATCCCGGTGATGGCGAACGGGCTTTCCGTAACGAAGGCCCCGTTCAAGATCACCCGCATGTAGAGGTTGCCGAATTCAAGCGCGAGGCCTTGGTTGATGTTGAATTGAAACGTAATCATCCGCGGTGGATAGGCTCGTCCGGTTTGCCTGGAGAATCCGACGAAGGCGGTCCCTGCCCGGCTGTAGTAGCCGCCGCGTATCCCCACATAACCATTCCGAAATGTCGACGCCCCTAGGTGAAACCTGGCTAGGTCTGTCCTGCCAAACAATGCAGGCGACACCTCGCCTATCGTGAAAGCCGTCTGCCCTATTGAAACAGTCATTGCCCGGCCTGTGTCGCGATGCTAAAACAAGCGAGGCCCACGTCCGTTGACGCGGACAGTGAGCCTCTAGCCGATGAGCGCTTGGATGGAACGCCGCAATGGCTGACACCACAATAGAACATCGCGTCTGGCACATCTACAAGGTCACCTGCCTTGTGAATGGAAAATCGTACATTGGGATGACCAGTGACACCGTTAAACAGCGGTGGAGCAATCACGTCTGCCAAGCGACGCGAGGAAACAAGAGATCTATCTTGCACCGCGCCATACGAAAATACGGGCGCGAGCGTTTTGCTATCACGGTTTTGCGCGCTGCCTCCTCTCTTGATGAGGCAAGCCAAGCAGAGCAGTTCCTTATTATAGAACACGGCACGTTGCTTCCTGCTGGATACAACGTAACGCATGGAGGCATGGGAACCGTTGGACTTAGGAAACCACACTCTGCATTGACGAGGGGAAAAATCGGAGCAGCCAACAGAACGAGGATAATAACTGCCGATACCAGACTTAAGATGTCTGCGGCTAAACAAGGGAAGCCCCTCTCCGCTGAGCATAGAGAGAAATTGTCTGCCGCGCATAAGGGTATACCGCGCACGCCCGAATGGCGAGCCAATCAATCGGCGGCTGTGACCGGCAGAAAGTTTCCTCGCAGAAGCATCGCTCTGCTTAATGCTTCCAAAGTAGGAGGATGGCGTTCCACAACCGGTCATCGCGGCATAACCAGAGACGGAAGCAAGTGGGTTGCGCGCCTTGGTCTGGATAGGAAGAGAGTTCATCTCGGTACCTTCGTCACCAAAGAGCAAGCTATCGAAGCTTATAATTCTGCGGTTAAGGACAGATTGTCTACACTCACAGAGTTAATCGGCGGTAACTAGTAAGCGCTCCCATCCCCGAAAGAACATTGATCCCACCCATAACCCAAAACGCCGGGGCCCCCTGTTGAACCACCTTCGCCCCACGCCCCATACCCTCCTCCGGCATTCCTAAATCGCATCCAATCAACACTCAGGCTTGACGAAAACCAGCCTTCATTTCCATCTGTCACGCGCGCCTGCTGGATCTTCATCTGCGCGATCTTGATCTGCTCGCTGCGCAACTGCAGGCCGAACTTCTTGTCTTTGGAAAGCGGCAGCGCAACCTCGCTTGCGAGATAGGCGACGAATGCGCCTCGGAACAGCGCATCCCACAGGCTCGGGTAAAGCATGATCGCGCTATAAACCATCTGCGCGTTCGCCACGTTGGTTAGGACAACGGTTCGACCTTGCGGGCTCAGGCCTTGGACCTCCCAGGTGATCTGGCCGGGCTGCGGCGGATAGTTCGGATCAGTCGCTATCGTGAAGCGCGCCGGCGTGATGCGCTGTCCGGTGAGCGGCTGTTGGCCAAGCGAGGCTACGATCGGCGCTGTATAATTTGCCGGAACGATATTGCCGGTCGGCGCGCCAGGATTGTTCGCGCCCTGATTCCATGGAATGAATCGTGCCTTCGCGCAGTCGGTCGCGTAGGCGTATTCATAAATCCAAGGAACCGGCACAATCGTGCCCACGTTTGGCGTTTGTCTGGTGGCGTCGGCCAAGAGCGTCAGTGGTGCAGTTTTACGGCAGAAGTCCCAATGGGCGGCCCTTATCAACTGTCGTAAGCATTGACCGTATGCTCTCAATATTACTTGAGCAGGACGTGTTCCTTCTTGCAAATCTCCGATGGCCGTGGGGTAGCCGATGGCATCTAGCGCTTGGTTGGCTATGTCGGCCGGCGTGTTGCTCATTTGCCGTGCCTATTTAGATAAATGGCGGCGCGCTGCGCCACGTTGCCGCTATCTTGTAACAATCCAATTCCCTGATTGCATCGACGGCACAAGAGGCCACGGTTTCGGCCGGTGGCGTGGTCGTGATCCACGCAAGGATTGTTTTTCGATCTAGCTTCGACCGAAAACTGCGTCTCGCATATCGCGCATTTGTAGTTCTGGGCTTCTAGAAGAGTTTGCCACTGGTCTTGGGTGAGGCCAGTGCGCCACTTAAGTCCAGCCCATTTTGCGGTTAGTTTTCGCCTGTTTGGGTCTTTCGCGTATCTATTGCGGTCCCGCAAGCGGTGGCACTCGTCACACGCTGTGCTGATTTTTGCTTTGTTGTTTTCTTTCCTTGAGAAGGCCGTCGACGGCTTGCTCTCGTTACATAGCCGGCAGACTAATTTCTCAGCATGAATGCGAACGACGTTCTCCACGACCTTAGCCTTCCTGCATTTCTGCCGTGTTCATAGCCTGCGCCTCGTCGCTCGCTTCCATCTTGGCTATCTCTCCGCCGACTAGACCGGCAGCCAGCCGCCGTCCTAGTGCAGCGCAGATTTCCTCGACAAAGTCGGCCTCCCAAGTCGCCGGATCTGTCACCTGTCCGGTAAAGACTAGCACGGCGTTCGGCACATTGCAGGTGATGACCTTGGCCGGCGGATTGAGCGAGTTGTCGTTCTCGACACCGAAGACGCATGGTTGCGGATCAAATTCCGGTACGAACAGCGGCACTGGCTTGACCGCGCGCACCTTCAGGCAGTCGTTGGGCCATGCGTATTCGAACAACCACGGCAGCGGCGGATAGACCGTCGACCAGACCAGCGGCGGGATGTAACCTCCAGCCGGCGCCTGCTTGAGCAGCACCATGGCGATGTTGCGCTCGGCAAAGGTCCAGTCGTTCTGGCGCAGGATTTCGTCCCTGGTCTGCGCGTAGATATCCAAACTGTTTTTTGCAGCCTTGGACCCATCATAGAGGTTCGCGACTCTAAGTTTGTAGCCAATGCGCCGAAGGGCAACGTTGATTGCGTCTGCGGGCGATTGAACCGGGCTATTTGCTGCCATCAGCCTTGCCTCTGTTCAGCCAGCGATTCGAATGCGCTGCCGCTCTCTAGCATAAGCTGCGATGTCTCCGGCTTGCCGGCGATGGCGATCGCGAGTTCGCTTGCCAGAAGCCTGACCACAGCCTCGCGGAACAGAGTGTCCCACGTCGCCTCGCTCGGGCTGTTGTTATAGATCACTATCGCATTGGCGAGGTTTGTGTGCACCACTCGCTGCTGCACGCCGCCTACGACAGCGTTGGCAATCTCCCAGTTGATCGGCAGCGGATTGTTTGGATCGGCGAGCACCGCTGGCGCTAGTTGCCAGACCTGGATGCCGTTCGGTGGGTAGCTGTATTCCTGCGACCACGGAAACGGAGCAACGTTGCCGGTCGCCGTGAGCGCAATCGTGTTGCGGGAGAAGTCCCACTCCCACTGGCGCGCGACCGTTTGAACGCACGGAGTGTAGAGCCTAGCGAGTGCTTTGCCTGCTGTGGAATTGTCGAAGTTAGGCGCGTTGCCGACGACAGGCGGCTGGTTGCCACCCATGGCGACAATTGACTGATTCGCAATATCGTTGGAAGTTATTGCCATTCATCGTCATCCAACCATGCGCTGTTCTGGCAGTCCGTTGTCGTTCGCGGGCTCGTCGATTGACCCCATGATCTCGTCTAATAATATCGTCTGCAGAATGACCGTGCTCGCTATCGGAACAGTATATGTGGTGCTGGATGTTGTCGCTGGGTTGTCTATCCCGGCATAAGTAACCGCACAATAAACTGTTACGCCCG